CATGTTGCGCGCGGACGGCAAGACCGCGTGCGGGCGTGTGGCAAACGGTGGGTGCATCGACGCCGACCGTCACCTGGGTCCGCGCGCCGTCTCCTGCGGGTCCTGCCGTCGCACGCGCCTCTGGCGCGAGTGGGAGAAGGACTACGCGCGGAGCTAGGCACGTAGCAGGCGCGCGAGGCTGTCCCGCATCGGCGGCAGCGGCCCTTGGGGATCAACCCAGGCCGCTGCCGCCGATTCGTAGTTCAGGCGCGGCTTTAGCTCCCGAGGCACGTCTTGCGCGAACACGACGTAGCCCGGATGCAGCACCGCCAACCAGCGCAGGCGGGGGGTCCGCAAGCCCGCCTCTTCCCACGCCTCGCGCCGCGCTGTCTGCGCTGGCGTCTCCCCCCGCTCCGGTCGGCCCCCGGGCAGGTTCCACTCACGCGCGCGCGGCACCTTGTCGCTCCGCTGGAGCAGCAGGACGCGCCCGGAAGGGGCGCGGAAAAGGACGGCAGCGGCGCGGTAGGGGGCAGTCACAGAAAAAAATCACCAATCTCGTTGACACTCCGCAAGCGCGGCCCGTAGAGTCCTCTCGCTGACACCGACTGCGGAGAGAAAACATCATGCCCGAACCTGCGATCGTCGTCGTGTACGGCGATTCGGGGCGTGGAAAGAGCGTGGATGCGCTCTACACCGTCCCTGATGCCCTGTACCTGACACCGGCCCCTGGCGGGCTCGCTGCGGCCACACGCCTCACGGGCGTCGAGCCGCGCGAGCAGCGCGTCAACACCATCGAGCACGCCTGCAAAGTCCTGCGCGAGACGAAGGGGATCCACAGCGTGGTCCTCGATGACTTCAGCGTCCTCGCGGAGCGCACGCACCTCTCGTTCGACGCCACGGGGCGCGGCGGCTGGGACGTGTGGAAGCGACTGCAACGCAGCGTGATGGCCCTCCGCGAGATCGCCATCGAGCGGGGCCTCACGCTCGTGATGAACGCGCACGTCTCGCCGCCGAAGACCGACGACGGCGGCAACTCGATCCCCGGTGGCCCGAAGATGCCGAGCAAGGCGATGACGATGGCGCTGCCGCACGTCGCCACGCTGGTCCTGCGCGCCGTCAACGACCCGTTCCTCGCGGCTCCGCGCTGGCCCGGTCGCTACGCCTGCGACCCCACGAACGCGCAGTGGGTCACGAAGGACCGCTACGTTGTGATTCAGGGCGGCAAGGCCCCGCAGAACGTGCGGGAAATCTTGTGGGCCGCGAAGGCCCACGGGCACGACGTGGTCGTCCCGAAGCGGCCCCAGGGGCTTGAGGCATTGGACGACCTCGCGGAGTCGCTGGCCCAGGGCTTCCGCTCCGGGGCGCTGTCGAGCCCGCAGGAGGCCCGCAAGGCCATCGCCACGCAGCGCGGCAAGTTCCCCCCTCATGTACTGCATTGGGCGTGGCGCGATGGTTGCGCCCGTTCCGATCTCGCGGCTGACGACCTGTTTGCCGACTTGACCTAATCCGCCGACCGGGCGGCGGCTGACTTCCACACTGACCCGGAATTGGAGACTGAACGATGATCCTCAACCTGAGCAACGCTGGCGACGACCTCAAGGGTGGCGGCTTCCCCGAGCCCAACCGTGCCTACCGCTTCACCGTCGAGAAGGCCGAGATCGGCCAGACCATGAGCGGCAAGGCCAACTTCTCGCTGTTCGTGCGGGTGGCCGAGGGCGACCAGCAGGGCAGCGGCTTCTACACCAAGTACATGCTGCCGGACGGGGGCAAGGGGGACGCGATCCGCCTCACCCTCCTGCGCCTGCTCTTCCTCGCGATGGGCGTCCCCGAGAACGCGATGGCGAACCTCGACATTCAGCAGATCGTCCCCGCGACGGTCGGCAAGACCTTCGTCGGCTTCTACGAGCAGCGGAAGTACGAGTGGCAGGGCGAGACGAAGACCTCGCACGAGGTCATCGGCGTGAAGCGCGAGAACGCTGACGCCGCCCTCACGGGCGACTGGTCCCCGCGCGGCACGACCGCCGCGAAGCCCGCGAAGCCCGCGCCGACCGCGCAGCCCGCGCAGCAGGCGATGTTCACGGCCCCGGCTGCCCCGGCGGCCCCGGCCCCCGCAGCCCCCGCGCAGGGCGGCTTCAACGGACTGTTCAGCTAGGGCACGCGCATGGCCCGTGGGCCACGTACATCGGGCCCCCGGCAGACTTCTTCTGCCGGGGGCCTTTTGCTTGGAGAGACGCACGATGAGGTACGACCCGAGGACCGAAGGGGCGCGCTGCGACGAGTGCCCCATGAAGCGATGGCACGGCGCAGAATGGGCTCCGGTCCCCGGCACCGGCATGGGCACGCTCCTGCTCACGGACGCCCCCGGCCCCAGGGACAAGCGCCATCTCTTCGCAGGCGAAGACGGCACGGAACTGAACGACGGCTTGAACGCCGCTGGGATTTCGCGCGCGAACTGCCGAACCGACGCAGTGATCGCGTGCAGGCTCCCGAAGGCGATGAAAGGCAAGTGGGACCTGATCGCGGCGAAGCTCCGCAAGGAGAAGAAGCAGACCGGCGTTGCGCCGCCGCATCCTGCGGAATGCTGCGCTCCGCGTCTTCAGCCGTCCCTGGACGCCGCGCAGCACATCGTCGCGCTGGGCGGTCCCGCCGCGTCCCGAGTCCTGGGCGGCAAGCCGTCGATCATGGGCATCCGAGGCACGCCGATCACGCTGGACGATGGCCGCAAGGTCTTCCCTACCCTGAGCCCCGGTGTCGTGCGCGCTGCGCGCCGCTGGCGCAAGGTCTTCGCCGCCGACCTCTCACGCGCGCGGCGCTTCTTTGAGGACCGCTTGCTCTGGTCCGCGCCGCGCATCCAGTACACCCCGCGCTTCTATGAGGTGGTGGAGTTTTTCTCGCATCCGTCCCGGTGGTGGTCCTACGACGTGGAGACGGACGCGCGCGACCCGCTGCAAGCGAATCTCCGCTGCATCGCGATCAGCCGAGACGCAACCCCGGCGGAAGCGGACCAGGGGTATCCCGATGCCTGCATCGTCATTCCGTTCCGCTCGCTGGAATTGGAAGGGGAGCACCCGCTGTACGACGCCGAGGAGTACCAGTTGATCGTGGACTACCTGCGGCGCGTCCTCACCGATGGGCGGCTGTGGTGCGGCCACAACGCGGGCTGGTACGACCGTCTCGTCATTGAGGAGCAGTTGGGCGTGACCCCGAAGCCGCTGCTGGACACCATCCTCCTCGCGCGGCTGGTAGCCAGCGAGTTGCCGAAGTCCCTGGGCGTCGTCGGATCCATGTACATCGACCTCCCGAGCGCATGGAAGCAGGACAACGAGGGCCTGAAGCTGTCCGTCGCAGCGCGGACGGACATGGAGTTGTGGGAATACTGCGCGCTCGACACCGCCGTGACGCACCGCTGCGCCGAGAAGTTGGTCGCGGGTACGCGGGAACGCGCACAAGCCGTGACGTGCGCGGCCTACCCGTCGATGACACTCGTGGAGTTGGATCACAAGATTCAGGACTTCTGCGCGGGGCTCACGCGCACGGGCATGTACATCGACCGGGAAGCGCAGCGGGTCATGGAGGCAGACCTCACGCAGCGCGTCGATGATGCGCGGCTCCTGATCGACCAGCGGTCCCCCATTGGGGCGATGAACCCAGCCTCCGTGTATCAGGTGCGCGACGTGCTGTACTCGTCCAAGGGCTTTGGGCTCGACCCCGTCGAGTTCACGGACGCGGGCGACCCAAGCACGAACGACGCCTCGATCCGCGCGTACCTCATGCGCTCCGGCCTCGACCCTGCGGCCCGGTCCTACTTGCTGGCGCTCCGTACCTTCCGCAAGGCGCACAAGCTCCTCACCGGGTTCGTGCGGCCTCTCAAGCTCCGCTCCGAGCACCCCGACGTGGGGGTGCTGGACGACGACGGACGGCTCCGCGTGGCGTGGTCGGCCCACGTCCCCGTGACCGGACGCCTGAGCAGTTCGCAGCCCATGAACGTCCAGAACTGGCCGAAGGAGCTACGCAAGCTCGTGATCCCCGCGCCGGGGAACATCTTGGTGGGCGCGGACTACGACCAGTTGGAGGGCCGCATCGGCGCGGCGCGCTGGGGCCTCAAGCGGTACTTGGAGGCATACGCAACGCCGGGAATCGACCCGCACCAGATCACGATGGAATTCTGCTTCGGGCAGCGCATTTGGAGCCTGCCGGGTGCGCCCAAGGAGCGGTACAAGAAGAAGGGCGACGGCTGGGAAATCAGCGGGAAGTTCAACGAACTGCGCCAGCTAGCGAAGTCCTACTACTACGCAAAGCAGTATTCATCGGGCGATGAGACGGTCCACGGGCTGCTCCAAAAGGTGGAGGACACAGACCCGGATACCGGCGAGCCCATCTTCCCGAACGCGGGGCTGAAGGTCGAAGAGGTCGCGGCCATGAGTCGCAAATTCCTCGCCGCGTGCCCCGAATTGGAGCGCGGCTGGAAGCGGGAGAAGGCGTACTACGACCGCTACGGGTGCAACGTCGAGCCCCTGACCGGACGGCGTCGAGACTTCCTCGATGGCTTCGACCTTCCCGAAGTCGTGAACTTCCCAGTGCAGGCGTCTGGCGCTGCGCTTATGAACATCGGCACCGTGCGCCTGATCGACGCTGGGTGGTCCTGCAACTACACGGGACCGGGCACCGGGCCCATCCAGCAGGGGCACGATGCTCTCGTGGTCGAAGTGCCGGAGGCACACGCGGAGGACGCGCGGCGCGCTTTGGAATGGGCCATGACGCAGGAGCATCGCCGGATCTACGACGTGGTCTTCAGTGCAGAGGCAGAGATTGGACGCCGCTGGTACGACGTGTGAACTTGCTATTACGCAATCGCAAGGTTAATGTCCGGCTATGTCGATGCCTCAAATACGCAGCCTGGATTCTATTGACCTGGGGAGCAGCGAAGCCGCCACCCTCGTCGCCACTGTGCTGCGCCGCAGCCCCACGCTTGAAGCGGGGATGAAAGCCATCGCAGACGAAACCCTCGTCTCCGAATGGACTGTCTACCGCTGGCTGAGAGGAAAGCACGTTCCGCGTGCAAGACAGCTTGCGCGTCTGCGCTCCCTGGCCGATCCTGCCGAGGATGCACGCTGACGTTTTTCTAGACCGCTGGGCCACCGCGCTCCGAAATCGCAATCCCGGCCTGATCACGGGAATGTATGCACCCAGCGCGGTGCTTCTCCCGACGCTGGATGCACGACCGCTCGTCGGCCACAAAGCGATTTACGCATATTTCGATCAACTTATGCAGACCAACGGGTTGGGCGTTGAGTACGACCGAGTGCTCCCGGTGTGTGGCCCGCCTATGGCCGAAAGTGCCGTAGGCATCATCGCGGGCCTCTACACGTTCCGATTGCCGGAGCCGACGCCTGCGCGCTTCACGTTCGTGTACCGGCGAGGCGGCAGCATCCTGCATCATCACTCTTCCGCCGCGCCTTGACACTCCGCAAGTCTGCGCGCCCTGGCCGGTCCTGAGATGCCCCCCGAGATCCGCGTGTCGATCAAGCAGTACCTCGCCATCCAGTCCGAGTGCAGCGCCATCGAGGCGTGGGTCCTCGCGTACACCGAAGGCCCTGTGCCGCCTGAGCACCCGGAGCGTTTCGCCGAACGCTACCGGCGGCTCGGGGAGTTGCTGAAGAGCATCGGCGTGCCGGTCGCTCCCATCGGTACTTCTCCCGACGCTGGGCGCGCCTTGACACTCCGCAAGTCATAGCTAAGATCCTCCCATGCGCGGGCTGACGCGCGTGGAGGATTCAATGACTGCATCGAGCAGCGGGGCGCTGTACGTCTCGCACATTCACACGAACTGGAAGCACGACGACCCCATCGACCTCGACCTGGGGCCGCGCGTCCTGCTGGTCGGACCCAACGGCTCCGGCAAGTCGGCTGTCTACGAGGCCGTCGAACTTGCCCTGACGGGGGCCGTCTCCAACTACAGCGGGCGGGCCACCGTCAAGGATGCCAAGCGGCTGTGGCGGGCGAAGCCCAAGCGCCACAAGGCACTGTGGATCAAGCTGACGCTGTCGGATGGCCGCAAGGTCGAGTGGCGGCAGGACCGCGCCAACGGACGCCCCAAGTGGTCGCTCGACGGTGAGAAGCTCACGGACGCCCCCATACAGGTACACGCGCGCGTGAACGAACTGCGCGCCGAGTTGTTCGGCTCCGCGCAGCGCGCGGAGAAGTTCCTCACGGGCGCGCTGGGCTTGGGGAACCTCCGCATCCTGCGGGCGCTCCCCGAGGACGTGCGGGACCTCGTGAGGGGCATCGCCGGGACCCGCAAGCCCGCCGAAGTGCTCGACACGCTCCGCAAGATGGAGCGGGAGGCGAAGGCCGAGGCGAAGGCCGCAGAGCAGATCGAGCGGGAGCTTGAGCACCACGCGGGCATCCCGCCCACGGACGAGGAGATCGCAGAGACGCGCGAGCGTCTGGCCGAAGTACAGGCCGCGCTCACGCGGGCGCGGGAGGTCGATGCGACGGCGCTGCAACTGCGCGACGTGCTGGAAGAGTGGCGGGCTGTGCAGGGGGATCTGATCCCGCCGACGCCGGTTGCGGGTGAAAACCTGCTGCCGCTCATGGAGGCCACGTTGACCATGCTGCGGACGATCGGTCGCGTGCTGCCGGACGCGGAGAACTGTCCCTGCTGCCAGCAGGCGTTCAACGCCGAAGCGCGGACGGCACGCGCCGCCGCCCTCACCGGAGCCGTGCAGGGCATCCACCAAGCGCGGAGCGCCAACCGGACCTACCAGAACCAGCAGGACCAGTTGGCGAGGCTCAAGGAGCAGGCAGCGCGCCTCAAGGCGGCGCTGCCCGAGTCCGTCTTCGCCCGTGTCGTCTCGCCCGAGTCCTTCCTTGAACTGACGCCTAAGCTCAAACTGGAAACGCTCCTCACGGAGACGCAGGCGTTGCTGGACGACCAGCAGGCGCGGCGCGTGTCGTCGGCAGCACCGACGATGGCGCGGCAGCGGGCCGAGGCCGCGACGAAGCGCGCAGCGAGCCTCAAGGCCGCTGCCGACGCCTGGGAAGCGGCGCAGTCGCAGGTAGTCGAGACGGCGTTGGACGACCTCGTCTCGCGCGCGTGTGAGTACTTCCCCGAGCGTTTCGGCAAGGCGCGGATCAAGCTGCGCCCGTCCGTGGACGTGGGCGTCGATCGCGCGGGGACCGTGGGCTCGCCATCGGGAGCGGAGGAAGCGACCCTCATGCTCGCGCTCGCGGCAGCACTGAGCGACTACGCCTCTCCCGGCGACTACGACCTCCTCGTCATGGAAGACCGCGCTGTGGACCCGCAGAGCGCCGCTGCGCTCCTCTCGTCCCTCTCGGACTGGTCCACGGGGCAGTTGTTCGTGCAGGCCGTCGAAGACGTGGGTGACGTGGCCGGATGGACTACGCATCGCTTCGCCCGCAAGGATGAGGCCGGGAACAACGCCGCCGCTAAGGTCCGGCAGTTGACCCAGATGCTGGCCGAAGCATGAAGTCTGACGTGAGCCTCAACCTGAAGGGGGAGTTGCAGCGCCGCAAGGACGCTGCGGACCTGTGTTGGGTGTGGGGCGGGGATGAGATCCAGGCGGTCTACCGCGAGTCGTTGGAGGAGGCTCTGGCCTTCGCCAAGCAGTTCACGGACGAGACGATCGATTCGACCACGAAAGGGAAAGAACCATGACCCGCACTCTCAACGACGTGCCGACCCTCTCGGTCGGCGCCCACCGCGACCCGGCTGCGGGCATGTGCGCCATGGAAGCTGCCGCGTGGCTGGCCGGAGAAGAGCATTCGGATCGCCCGAAGTGCGTCTGCCCGGTGTTGGCTGCCGCATGTCGTCAGGCAAACGATGATGGTGACGACACCGTCCGGGAGCGGCTGCGGCAGATGCTCCCGGTGCTGATCGGCACGCGCTCGACCATCGAGGTCGAGCGCCGTCGCGCCTACACATTCACGGATACGGCGGTGAGGGTCCTCGCCCCGCTTGCGCTGGATGCTGCGGGGCTGGGGGCGGAAGCGGAGCGTCTGCGGGCGCTTCCGCCAGTGGTCGACCGGACCACTGCACGCGCCGCCGCCGTCCGCGCCGCCGACGCCGCCGTCTGCGCCGCCGCCGTCCGCGCCGCCGCCGTCCGCGCCGCCGCCGTCCGCGCCGCCGACGCCGCCGTCTGCGCCGCCGACGCCGCCGCCGTCTGGGTGTCGCTGCTCGACGCAATCGAACGGGCAGCGAAGATTGGTGGCGAGTGATGGCCGACGACCTCGTGCGCCCTCAACGCCCAGATGCTGGCCGAAGCATGAAGTCGAACAGTCTTGGTGAACTTCGACACCGCATCGAAGACCTGACCGGGTGGACATTCAACCACGCTGACGCGCGGGGTCGAATGTCCTTCTGTGTCGGAAAGGCAACCGATGTGCGGCTCACGGTCGCGCAGGCAGAGCGGCTGCTGGATCAGGGGGCCGATCGAGACGGATTGGTGCAAATGGATTTGACTGAGGCGTTCGACGCTGTGCAGCGCACGCATGGCTTGGACGATGCCACGATGCTGGCGGCGCTTCAGATGTTCATAGCCCGCGAAACCGAATGGGTGCGCCGCCAGGAAGAGAAGCGTGTCGTTCGCGACTGACATGCGCTACGCGATCCAAGGCGTCGAGCGCAGGATCCTCGACGCCTTGGACGAGGGCACGGTGCTACGTGCGGCAGTACGAACACCTACATGGACTGACGGCGACCGGCTGTTGAAGCTGGCCCGTCTGCTGCGCCAGCGCGAAGAGGCGCTGCGATGGCTGGCCTACGCCGAAGACCTGCCTAGCGGGCTCACCGAGGTGGCCGCCCCCGAATCGAGATACACGGGGATGTAGCTCAGTTGGGAGAGCATCGGCTTTGCAAGCCGAGGGTCAGGGGTTCGACCCCCCTCATCTCCACCAAATGCCGCTGTAGCTCAATTGGTAGAGCTACTGATTTGTAATCAGTGGGTTGTAGGTTCAAGTCCTATCAGCGGCCCCATCTTTCGGTCGCGGCGAAGACCTGTAGACTGCCGCCATGCCGAAGTTCAGCAGCAGTTCCCGCAGCCGATTGGAGACGTGTGACCCACGCCTTCAGGCCCTCTTCACCGCCGTCGTGGAAACGCACGACTGCACGATCCTTGAGGGCTTGCGGACGCTAGAGCGCCAGCAGGAGCTTTACCGGCAGGGCAAGTCGAAGCTCGACGGCGTGAACAAGAAGAGCAAGCACCAGAGCGACGACGGCGTCAGCCGTGCCGTGGACGTGGCCCCGTATCCGATCGACTGGAATACGCACCAGCCCGCCGTCGCAAAGCGGTGGCTCGACTTCGCGCGTGCCGTGCTCGCGGAGGCCGAGCGCCAGGGAACCTCTGTGCGCTGGGGCGGCGACTGGGACGGCGACTGGGACCGTGTCTCCGACCCGACCCTCGACCAGTCCTTCAACGACTGGCCGCACTGGGAACTGCGCTAGGGGTGCGCCAGTAGCACGCCGTCCGCAATGAATCCCGAGATCGCGGACTCGTCCCAGACCGCATCGTCGGCAAACAAGGTGCTCCCGGTGACTCCGGCGATGGGGTAGACCCGGAACACCCGGCCCTCGTGGACCGTGGGCCGCACCGAGATCACGACGCTGCGCGTCTCCTCCTGCACGGGTCCGATGACAATGTCCAGGCCGGTAGCCTGCTCGATCCACGTCTCGTTGCTGTAGTCGGCCATCTCAGCTCTCGTTGTAGAAGACGCAGGCGTCGTAGATGCTGCTGATCAGACTGCCGCCCATGCGGTAGCCCTTCGGCGTTGCGCCCGTGTCGAGCAGGATGCTGCGTGCGGGCCCTTGCTGTGTCCAGTAGATGCCCCGCAGCCGTCCGCAGTAGCCCGCGTAGTAGGGAGCCTGGGTAGTGCCGCCGATGAAGCGTCCGCGCCAGGACTGCAACGGGACGACGGCGAGCCCGCCGTCGAACGTCAGCGTGTTGAAGATGCGCTGGCCCGTTCCGATGCCCGAGCCGCGTGGGGCGATGGTGGCAGGGAACGACACAGAGCCCGCTGGAACCGTGGGGTCGAAGACGCCCGCGTGCGCCTGTGCGTTTGCTGCAACGTGACCAAGCGTGACGTTGACTCCCAGGACCGCGCTGTAAGACCATGTTGACGGCATGGGGGTGATTTGGTTGCCCGAGACGCACATGCCATAGAGGCGATCGTCACTCTCGACGTTGGCCGCGTTGACTCCCTCCACAATCGCACCGAAGTAGATGAAGCCGCAGGCGTTGTCGGTGCCGTAGCGGAAGCAGATGGCACACGTCTCAGCCGACGCGACGACCCATACCTTCGTGATGGCACTGATGCCGCCGGAGTTCGCCGTAGCGCACCAGAAGCCCGATTCGCGGCCACTCGTGCCGAAGGCATTGACGCCGCTGTACCAATTAGTCGGCGCGGTCGCGTTGTCGTAACCATCGGGCCCGACCGCCAAGTAGAAGTTGCCGGGACCAACGGTGTCTACCGCTGCCGTCTGTGTGTAGTCGCGATATGACGCCCGCCTGAAACCCGACGACGCGGAGGCGGGTGCGCCCAAGATCGCGTTGAAGTTGCTGATCGGGCTGCCGGACGGCGCGGTGATGCGGATCGCCGGGTTGCTGGCGTCCTCGCCCTTCGCGCGAGCCGTCGTCCACTGGTTCGTAGACAAGGCGGCGAACGCAGCCTCGATGGCCGTGAGCACGTCGGCAGTAGACGACGATGCAGCCGTCTCAAGGGACGACTGCTCAAAGGTGAGTGCGGGATTGGGGAGGGCCATTAGTAGCTCCAACCGGGGGCGAGGGTGTGCTCGTCCACCTCTTGCGCGCCCGTCACGTCAAGGTTCGTGACCAGCGTGGTGTCGTTGGGCAGCGTGGTCGTTGGGGGCGGTGGTGTGGGGCTCCCGCCGCTATCGGGGATCGGAGGGAAGATCCGGTCTACGGTGGAGCCGTTCGGAATGATGCGCGTGACCGTTGCCATGCACCGAAGAGTATCAGTCTTCGCTTGACTCGCAGTCCAAACTCAGCTTGTGAGCAAGGTATTCGCTGTTGCGGCGATGCCGCAGCCATTCCTTCAATCGGAGGCGTTCAGCCTTCAGCGCGCGTAGCTGCTCTGCTCGTGCGTCGTTCTTCGCCCGAAGAGTGTCGGGGTCCCACATGTCAGCGATCCCAGGGAATCGCGAGCAACGTCTTGAGCGTGTTGCGCCACGACTTGCCCCGAATCGGCTTGCCACCGGCTCCGGCCCACAAGCGGCACCACGCACCCCAACCCACACGGCCCTCGATCTGCGAGCAGATAATGTCGCCCGTCAGAATGCGGACGTAGGCAAAGCGGCAGTTTCCGCACACCTGACCCTTGGCTTGCGGCGGCGGGGCTCCGTAAGCGGAGTCCTCCTTCGACATTTTGTAGGGAGGGGTTCCGTCACCCAGCAGCCAGTAGACCAGGGGAAGACGTGCGCGCACGCGCGCGGGGAGAGTGCGGAAGCGTTCGACCGCTTCTACGACTTCCGGCTGCGCTTTGCCGGGAATGCCAGCGTCGGGGTACTCGTTCATCTCAGCAGCGCCGCAGGTATGCGATACCGAGGATCGTGATCAGGCCGAGGCCCATGAGGCCCGTCAGTTGCGCCTGATCTGCGATGGACTCAGTCGTCGTCGTCAGCCGGTCGATGCGAGCCGTCAGTTGCGGCGTCGTGTCGATCGTGACCTTGCCGAGCGGCGGGCCTGTCCGCTGCTGTTGCTGCTGCTGCTGCTGCGACCCTTCCCCCACCGGGACGCGAAAGTCGAAGACGCCAAAGCTGGGAATGTGGTAGCGCATGGCGGGATGCTACGCCCGCTTTCGCAAATCTGCTAGCAAACTCGTGACGGGGCCGAGGTCCGAAAGCCGCATGTAGGGCTCGTCGCTTGCGACCACGTTGGCGTACACAGCCTTGTGGAGATCGGTGAATCCGCTGGAGAATTCCAGCCGCGTCCCCTTGCCGCTCCAACAACTGTCGGTAGACGTGTCGGGGAAATGCAGCGTCAGTTCCCGGTGGCTCTGCTGCGTCGGATACGGCAGGTACTTGCGGTCGATGGACAAGAGGAAGTCGATCACCGTGTCCTTGAAGACGACCACGCCCATGGCCTCACGAGTCGTCAAGGAGCCGATTGAGACGGACTGATGCTCACCGAAAATCCAGCACAGCGCATCGAGCATGTGGATTCCGATGTTCGCGAGGATGCCGCCGCTCCGACTCGCATCGCCCTTCCATGACCAGTCGTACCACTGGCCCCGAGGCGTGACATAGGTGAGCGTGCCCATGCTGGGGGGCTGGGGGGCCGTGAGGATCGACTCACGGAAGGTCTGTAGCTTTTCCGAAAGCCGCAGTTGGTGGACCGGGTAGATGCGCTTCCCGGTGTCTTTTTCCAGCGCGAGCAGCAAATCGAGATTGCGCGGGTTGACGACGACGGGCTTTTCGCATATCGCGTGCGCGTCATTCCGTAGAGCCAACCGGCAGTGCGCGTCGTGCAGGTAGTTCGGGGAGCACACCGAGACGTAATCCACGCCCTCTCCGTCGCGCCGCAAGCGGTCCAAGTGCCGCTCAAAGCGTTCCACCTCCGTGAAGAAGTGGCAGTCGGGGAAGTACCGATCGATCACGCCGATGGAATCGTGCGGGTCCACGATCGCGACCAGATCCCCGCCGATCGCCTTGATGGCTTCCATGTGCCGGGGGGCGACGTAGCCACCCGCCCCGATCAGAGCAAAACGCATCACCGCACTCCTTGAATGTGCTCATACAGGCTGCGCCAGCGCGCGGTCACGCTTGCTGCGCCGTGGGTCCGCTGGGCCCACTCGATCTGAGGACGCTGCGTGTCTGCATCGCCCCAAAGGCCCCGAGCAGCGGGGTTCGCCACGTCGAGACGGATGGCCTCTGCCAGCTCGTGCTCGTCCCGCACGCGCCTGACCGGAGCATCCGGGTGGATGGACTTCGACCATGCGTTCAAGTCGGAGTAGACCGTGTGGCCCAAGGCGATCGACTCTGCGCCGCTCATGCCGTAGATCCCAACCGCGAACTGATCGAACGTCGCGTGGCACGTCCGCTTGATCTCCATGCACTCCTCGTTCGACTTGCCTTCAATCACGACGGCTTCGACGGGGACGCCGTCAGCCTTCAACGCATCCACCACGTCGAGGAACACTTCCGTCTTCTTGAACCGGCGGTTCGTCGTCGGGTGGCAGATCCGGTACACCCCCTTGCCGCGCCATGCCGGAGCGCGCCGAGCGAAGACGTGGTCGGGGACAATCAGGGGCATGTGGTACGGGAGCCAAGACCGCTCCAACATCGTCCAGTCCCAGGCCGAGACTCCCATGATGCCGGTGTGCTTGTGCCACGCCATGTACTCGTGAGCGTGCTGCCGCAGCGGTGAACCGAGGTACTGCACGAGGCAGTTGTGCGGCGTCAGAATCTCGCGCCAGTCCAGCTTGCCCACGCTGACCGGGTGCCGAACGAAGTGGAAAAACCAGTCACGGCTCGACACCAGTTCGTACAGCGGTTCCACGTCGTCCAAGTCACTGAGGACCAGCGCATCGTCGGGCAGCGGGAAGTCGATGTAGTCCTGCTGGAGCACGATGCAGGGAGCGCCCATCGCCTGCGCGAGGTAGCCCGCTTGACCGGCTGCGTTCGTGTCCGTCACGAACAGGACCGGGCGCGTCTTCGCCGTTTCAGGGGCGGGGACGTGCCTGCGGGGCGTCCACCCCTCAAGGTCGTGGGACTGCGTCTCTAGCCAGTGGAACCCAGCCGCAGCCGCCATTTCATCCTTGGCTTCCTGCGGGATTACCAGCGCGCCCCCGTGCTCAAGGCCAGAGAGGATGCGCGGCGCAGTCACAAGGGAGCCGTGCGTCCCAGGGGCTCCGCGCATCGCGCCGAGCGTGTGCCCGAGCAAGCCGTAGCCTGCGACCGCGACGACTTGCGCCCAAAGGTCGGGGGCTGTGGAACCAGTGGAGTCCGCAAGCTGGGCCCCTTCTGCGAGGACGCCGAGTGCCATCGTGCTGTTCCCCTGAAGGAGCGCAGCCTGCGCCACGATCTGCCACGGGCGGGCGTGCAGTGTCGGGACGCCTGCGCGATGGAGTTGGATGGATCGCATCGCCGTGCGGACGGCGTCGTCGTGTCGGTTCAAGGCTTGGTACGCGCGGCTTTCGACGTACAGCCGGTGCTGATCGTCGGGATCCATGAGGGCCGCGATCCGCAGCGTGCGCCGTGCGTTGCGGGTGGGGTCCGCGTCGTAGCCGATGTGACGGATCCAGGCGTCTGGATAGCTGGTCGCGTTGAGGTGCGTAACCTGCGCCGCCATGTGGACCCGGTGCTTGTACCGAACGCCCGATGACACCCGCCACAAGCGAGGCTGAAGCGTGTCCTCCCGCTTCTTCCCGATGTGCGACCGGACGGGGAGCCCAATCACGTCGATGCGGGGGTCGGGGTCGAGCAGCGCATCACGGAACGCCTTGCGGTCGCCGTCGATGCGGTCGTCGCCGTCGATGATCAGGATCCAGGGATCGCCCCACTCCGACGCAACCGCGATCTCTTCAATCGCAGTCAGTCCGACGTTTCGACTACGTGCGAAGTCGTCGTCCCAGGGGTCTTCGATGATGTGGACCGGGACCGATAGCTCCTGCCCCAACGTGCGAGCCACGTTGATCGTCTCGTCCGTCGATCCCGTGTCCACGATCACCCATGCGTCTACGACGCCACGAGCCGACGCGAACAGGCCCGGTAGATTCTCGGCCTCGTTCTTAACGATCATCGCGCCGACGACGTGAACTTCAGACACCGTTCTCCTCCTCCTGATTCGCGGGGGTGAAGTAGGTGTTCAGGAGGCGCTGCTGCTCCTCCAAGCGGGCGCGCAGTACCGACTGCACACTGTCATCACCCAGTGCCGCAGACACGCTGTTATCGAGCAAGCCACGAACCAACGTGGACAACGGCTGATTCTTGACGGAACGCAGCAGTTGCAGCTTGTCGTAGGTGCTCTTCGACACGCGCACGCTGATCATGTGGCCGGACTTGTTCTCGGACATTTCACTTACCTCCAGGCGAATGATTCTTCCAGCTTGTCGTTAAAAGGTCAAAGCAAGTGCCCCCGAGAAGGGAGCATTCCCGGCAGTTGCAGCTAGACTGTCTGCATGACGAACGAAATCGTAGAAAAGCCAGTGAATGCGCTTCCGGCTCCGCTGATCGAAGCTGCGAACAAAGCGCGCGAATACGCAGAGGCAAGTCTTAGCGATGCAACGCGCCGTCGTTACGCGAGTGCATGGCGCGGATTCGTAGAATGGTGCCTTGAGCACGATGCGAATCCACTACCCGCAGAGCCGGAGTTAGTGGCGGCTTACTTTGCCGCAGCAGAAATGCGGCCACAGACACTCGGCGTTGTTTCAGCCGCGATCCGCCTCGCGCACACATCGCAGGGTCACGACGACCCCACCAAGTCGGAGGCAGTGCGCCTCACGCTGCGCGGCATCCGGCGAACGCATGGTGTCGCCGCGCACGGGCGCAGGGCTCTACGCCTCGCGGAGCTACAGCGCATCCTCTCGGAATGCGGCGACGACTTCGCGGGACAGCGCGATGCGGCGCTCCTGCTGGTCGGGTTCGTCGGCGGGATGCGTCGGGCCGAACTTGCGGCGATGGACTGGTCGCATCTGCGCGAGGAGCCGGAAGGGCTCGTCATCACGATCCCCCGGAGCAAGACAGACCAAGAGGGGGAGGGGCGCACCGTCGCGCTCCCCTACGGGCGCAGCTTGCTGACGTGCCCCGTCCGAACCCTGCACCGCTGGCGGGCGCACGTCGGGGGCATCATGCGGACGCGCCTCGTCCCCGATCCGGGGGCCGTGTGGTTGTCGCGGCGTTCCTTGCGCCGCCTACCGGCATCGCGCATCGCCACCGTGCTGCAAGACCGCGCCGAGGCCGCAGGCATAGACACGAAACTGCTCGCTGCCCACTCGCTCCGGGTAGGCTTCGCCACGGAAGCAGCACTGGCCGGAGCATCGGAGCGCGCCATCGCGCGGCAGACGGGGCATCGGGACGTAAAGACGCTTCGGAAGTACATTCGGGACGGCACCGTTTTCAGTGACAATGCCGCCGCAAAGCTGGACCTCTAGGAGAAATCATGGCCCTCCCCGTCGATGCCGCATTTGAGCCGATCAATTTTGCAGTCAACGTCCCCAACGGTTCTGAATCCACTCCCGAGCACGTAGACGTGCCCTCCCGCGTAGACGGGAAGGTCACGGTCGGGACGACCACGGGGTTCCTTCTCGGCGCGAAGATCACGATCGGAGCCACGAGCCACAAGGTCACGCTGCGTGCCTACGACGGCAACCCCAGCGGAACCGGCGTGCTGATCTACGAGGTGGAATTCACGCCGGGAGCCAACGAGACTGCGTCTGACTTCCTGGGAGATCAGGCGATCCCGTTCTTCAGCGGCCTCTACGTGACGGAAGAAGCGAACGGTGCCGGGGTTGTGGCGCAGACATTCATCTATGTCTCTGACGGTGCGACGATCAAAAGGCTCTAGCGGGCTTGACGGTCGAAGACTCGACCTGTATTCGCGCGCACGCGCCTTCCTATAGAAGCGAGAAACCGAGTGAAGGTCATTGAGACGCTCCAGCAGGTAGCCGACCGGCTACAGGTCGGGATGATGATTGGTTCAGTACCCGGCGACGGCTCTGGACACATCGAGATCATCCACAGCAATCCGGTTGCCTCGATGATCTTCGGGTACCCGAGTCCCGCCGCACTCAAGGGCGCGGACGTGCGGACCCTAATGCCTCAGACCATCGCGCGGGACCATAAGGACAACGTCGCGGCATACGTGAAGCGCGCGAACGGCGGCGGGATCCGCCAGTCCTCAGTGATGGGCCAGTGGCGGTCGCTTGAGGCCGTGCGTATGGACGGCTCCCGCATCCCGGTCGCCGTCAACGTCGCGGACGTGAGGAACACCGAGGAGCGGTACTTCGTCGCCATCGTGCGCGACCGCTCCGAGGCGGTCGCTCGCGAGGCCGAGCTATCCGAGGCCGTCGAAGAAGCTCAGCGGTTGGCCGAGGAGGCCGAGCAGGCGCGGGCAGCAGCCGAGGATGGGCTCCTGCGCCAGAAGCGTCTAAGCGGCCAGATCTCGCTCCTCAAGCAGATATACACAGGCACCATCGGGCTCGTCGTCCTGCTCGGCGTGCTGACCGTGGCAAGCTGGGCGACCGGGGCGAAGGACCCGGACTCCCTCGCCATGTTTGAGCGCGTGCTACTCGTGCTCACCGGAATGCTGGGCTCCGCGCTCGCCGCCGTGTTCGATACGCGGCGATCAGACGGCGACTGAGCCCACCTCTAGCACCACGAACCCGCAGCGGTTCCACGAGGCGAGCTTCGTGGCGTCCCTCTGGGCCCCCTCGCGGGTGTCGGTGTGGCCTTGACGATGATCCAAGTTCCGGGGCGCATCTTCCTATCTCCTATCGAAGCGAGGACAGGCCGACCAGCTTCGGCTGGACGCCACAGTGGCCGGGGAGCATGTCGGCGTCCCCTTCGCGGGGTTCGGGGGTGACGACGCGGTCGCCGGGACGGACTTCCTTCCACTCCGTTTCGTCGTAGAAGGTGCGGACCTCCGCGACCCATTCCTCGCCGCACTTCGGGCAACGGTAGGTCGCCACGGCCCGACCACGGTACTTACGGGTACTCAACGTCCGAGTGTGCGCGCGGGGCATCAGCGGACCTCGACCGGCTTGTAGGGGCGAAGGGACTCTTCGTTGAGGGTGCGGGGCATGGGTTCTCCTCGATGTTCAATCGCGGCTCCGGGGCGTTCAGTGTCCATTTACTCCCCGGCCCTCCTCCGACAGCCGCAAGGTCAACTCGATGCGTGACGCACCGGATGACCACGGTGTTTCCGGCAGCGCACGCATAGCGTCCCAGCCGCGTGCGGTCCACCAGGGTGCCAGAGGCTCCGCGACAACCGTGCGAAGCGTGTACACGTCCCACAGGCCCGCCCATTCCATGCGCGCGGCCAGCAGTTGTTCACGTAGGCCGGAGCCCCGGTGCTCCGGGGCGATCCAGCAGGACCGCAGCGTCATGGTCGCGCCGGAAAGATGCACGGGCGCGACCCCGGGGTATTCAACGGCAGCGAAACCCCCGGGCGTTCCGAACCATGCCCGCGAGCGTTCCGGGGGTAGCTCAGGGCAGAGCCCCGGGTAGTCGCCTCGACGGATCGCTTGCTCCAAGCGCCGTGCGTCCAGGCCCGTGATTCTACTTCGGCTGGTACACGTCATAGGTGCCGCACAGTGCGAGGACGCCTCGCCCCGAAATGCGCTGGTAGCAGCGACACACAGCGTCGATCTCCTGCAACAACGGCGTGGTCAATTCCACAGGTCGCCAGCCGGAGCCGTCCTGTAGGAACGCGGGCCCGCAGCGGAGATACGGGTCGGCGGGGCCGGATGAGGGGTAGCGGCAGGAATCCCCGCTCAGGCACTTCGGACAGGCAGCAGCTTCAGCAGACACAGCGTTTTCTCAGCGAAAGGGGTTGAAGGGTCGAGTATTTCACCACCACAGGACTCCGCAGGCGATGCGCTCCCCGCCGCCACCCAAGGGCTTCGGCTGGTCGGAGTAGTTGTCGCCCCCGGCATGCACGATCAGTACGCGACCCGCGAAGTCTCGCGCGCGTGGGCGCGGGGCGTACAGGAAGGTGTCCACCGTTCCGGTCGCGGGTACGACAACCCGGGGGAGGTCGCCCAAGTGCCCCCGCCGATACGGACCCAAGTGCCTGCCCGTCCGCTCCGGGTCGTAGTGCCCGCCAGCGCCGCCCGCAGCGATGATCTTGCCGTCCTTGTTGGGTCCCGGGGCGCAGGAGCACCCCTCGTGGACGTGGAGCCCATGAGGGCCAGGGGCCACGGTCCACAGCCGCAGGCGAATCAACAGCGCCGCCGTCGTGTCCGTCATGGTCACTTCGCCCACGCGCTCGTGGATACCGGAGGGGCTAACCCGGAAAAGCCCAGCGCCGATTTTCATTGAAGCACCTTCAATCCTAAGGCGAGTGCGGCCTGTCCAAGAGCCACGAAGACGTGCCAAATCGTATGCCACCGGCCATAGGCATCGGCATCCAACTCACCTTTCTTCTTCGCGATGAGCCCCGCGCCCAAACACAGCAGCGCCACAGCCCACACGATGGGGTGAACCTCCGACGCGGCGGCGTAACCCACCGTGAGGCCCAGGGTCATGTAGGCGGCGTACACGTCGAAGGGACGCACGACTTCCCACTCGTGGGAATAGTGGTACGTGATGCTCGCGCCAGCACAGAGCAGCATCGCCAGCGTGGGCATAGCCGCGCCAGCGATGGCGTAGAGCACTGCGTTGCCCACGAAGAGCCCGTTGGAGAAGAGGACCGGGTCAGTCCACGCGCGGGTCGTCATCGGCCTTCCCGTCTAGAGCCTGTTCCGCCAGCTTTTCAGCCAGCGTGAACTGGACCGCGTACCGGATGGTTTCGGTCTTCGCGAGGCCCAGCAGGGCGGCGAGGTCCACGACTTGCTGCCACTCTTCTGCGCTGAACGTGATTCCCCTGGCTCGGCGTCCCATTAGTGCACCTCCGTGTCTTCGGGGAGGTCGGACTTGACGGTCCAGAGGTCGAAGGCGTCGAAGCTGTTGTCCATCCAGATGATGGCGGGGCTGTAGCTGTCCTTCATCTTGCAAAGCCACATGGCTCGCCATTCCACATCGTTGTGCGGAATGACCATTTGACAGACGTGTACGCCTTCGGGGTCCAGCCGCTTCGCGAAGTCAGGGACCGGCCCACGGTTGCGGCCCTTGCTGTCCTGCATGAGCCTGCGAAATCCAGGGGTGCCGGTGATGGTCACGACTCTCTTGTCCATTGGGTCCTCCTTGTAGGGGTCAACAACCCCAACTTAGCTATGGCTATGGCTAATGTCAAACAAGGTTCTACCTATAAGTCGCAAGCCCCGTATGCTTCGCGCATGGAAAGCAAGCGATACCGGGTGTTTTGGGCCGTCTACGTTCTTGGCCTTCTCTCTGTCCTCGCGCTCACGGGCGCAGCGACTCAGGGCAACGTCGTCGGAGAGGTCGCGGGCACCGTGGGGATGATCTTCACGGGCATCGCGGGGCTGGGCGCGACGTATGTCGGCGGCGAGTCCTACCGGGCGAGCGGCGCAACCCGGGCCGACGATGAGTGACGACGACCTTCGGATCCGGCCAGATTGGAAACGCATTCGGCATTTGACCGATCGCGCCGGGGATGCCCGAAAGAGCGCGGAGGTAGTCCACATGATCGCGTCACTGATCGAGACTCCGGGGTCGATGCTGCTCGCGGGCCGCGATGCCATGCGATTTATCGCCAAGGAGAAGTTCGGGCTCGACCCCGGATGGTTCTGGGAAGGCGACGACGATGAAGACCGCGACTGGTACGCGGAAGAGTCCGAGAATTGGACGGACGAAGACGGTGAATACGACGAAGACGAAGACGGCTGGTATCCCGATTCGTATTCGGACGAAGAGGAAGAGGAAGACGAATGGGACTAGTGGACTCCACGATGAGCGGCCTGATGATGGACCGGGACGACAACGTCCCCGTAGTCGAAGTCCGCAAGAGTCAGAGCGTGCGTGTGTTCGACGTGCTCGTCCTCGGCCCCGCCATGATCTACCTCGGCACGCGGAACCGGCCCCTCACGGTTCAGGAGCGCACAATCCTGCTATTGGCTGGATTCGGAACGGTGCTCTACAACGCGAACAACTGGAACGAGACGCGCAAGGCTAATCGTCCAGAGGAAGACCGTTCCGAATCTTGAAGTCGAGAGCACGGTGCTCGTGCTCCATACGCGCGAAGACCGCTTCCGGTAGATAACGCGCGAAGACCGCGTCCTCCCACTCCGCATGCTCCATGAGCGCCCGCCTCGGCCAGTCGCCGTGGCGGCGTCGGTACGCACGGAAGGCTTCATGCTCCTGATGGATGCGCCCTCGCGCAGCCAGGGGAAGAAAGCCCAGGACGTAGGACTCTTCCCAGGACAAGTGACAGCCCGCGCAGCAATCCGCACGTTCGTCGGGCCGCATGGTGAAGGGGCCTGCGGGATCTTTCATTGCGCCGCACTCGCTCCGATGGCGATGCCGATACCCCCGCCACAGATGCCGAAACCGATCGCCAGCCCAACCCCAAAGGCTTCCCACCGCTGGCGACGTGCCTGATCCCGTTCCCACAGCAACCGCTCGTAGTGAGCATCGGCCCAGGTGCGGTCACGCTCGCGCCCTTCGACAGACAGTGTCAGGAGTCGCCGGAGCGCATCGCCCTGATCGTCCACGTCGTAGAGGTACTGGACTTCGCTCGGCGGCAACAGGAGGCCCGTGCAGGATGCCGTGTCGCCGGGTCGAAGCGCCGAGACGTTCGCGCACGCCTCGGCGTCGTCAGGGGCCTTGGGCGGGGGCTCGGGGGCCGTGTAGTCAGGGAGCGGGGACCAGGGGATCGTCGTCGGCGTCGTCGCGCAGCCCGCGAGCAGCAGACTACAGAGGATCGTAGTCAGGCGGGTCATCGGCGTACTCGTCCTCGTCCTCGTCCTCATCTTCGTACTGCCCCGGCTCGTCCAGCCCTTGCGCCGTGAGCATGAGGTCGGGGTGCGTCACGACCAGAGCCCCGCTCGGCAGCACGAACACGCGCGTCTCTGCGGGAAGCTGATGGTAGTAGAAGCGTTCCACGTCCGGCATCGTGTAGCCCAGCGTCGGGCGTGAGTCTTCGCCCTCTGCGAATTCCCAGGCGAGCCAGTCGGCGCTCCCCAACTCGACGGCGGGACCCGTGAGGTTCAAGGCCGTGACTTCGCACGCGCCATCCGTCCATTCGGAACAGTTCTCATAGAGGTCAGAGAGCGCGCGTGAGGGTGATACTGGGTCGCCCGTCTTCGCGCCCTCTCCGAATAGCTCCTCGGCCATGGCATTCAGAAGGTCATCCACAAAGGCATCGCGCGCCTCTGCGTCCTTGAACGTCACGCCCTTGGATTCTCGGATCGCCAGCAGGAGAGCATCGCGCAGCATCATCGACTCCGTCGCCGCGCGTTCGCGCGCGCCACGAGACTATCAACGTCGGGGGGCTCACGACGTTCTTCCTCCGGCACCGCAGCGGCTTCCTGCGCGTCAGCCACAGCCTCGGCCTCCTGCGCCGCCGCTGCGGCCTCCTGCGCCTCGTCAGGGGGCTCCGGGGGCGGCTCCCGCCTCCCCACGTCCTCACGGATGGCGAAGCGGTCTAGGGCCCGCATGAGCGCGCCGACGCCGAGAGCGGCGAGAGTGGCGAGAGCCCACGCGCGGAAACGCGGAACCGCCGCTGCGACGATGATCGCAGCGACGGCTCCGGCGAGCAGGACTAGAAGGATGGGGTCAACCGGAGTACTCATCGAGGTCCACCACGATGCACTCCTCGTGCGGCACGTCGTAACGGTCGGCCAGGGCGTACATCTGATCAATGCAGCCCTGCGTGGGCTTCTTGCCCCCGCCCGCCGGTACGCAGACGAAGATCAGGTTGTCGAGGGTTGTGTCCTCGGGCCAGTCCCCAAAGTCGGACCCGAACTCAAAGTCACTGATGATGGCGGTCGTCGCAGGCGCGGGTGATACCTGCTCCTCCATCGCCGTCAGGCCGAGTCCGACCAGCGTGCCGCCGCCGCCCATGAACGATGCTTCCACGTCCTCACGAGAGAAGCACTGCCGCACGGTGTTGACCGCTGCATCGACAGCAATCACGTCCACACGCTTGATGTTGTTGGCCTCGACCAGGGACGCGATCTCGGTGGCCGTGATCGCGAGGGCCATGTTGCTCACGGACCCCGATGTGTCCACGATGCAACCGATCGTGAACTCTCGTCCCCTGTAGACAGGGAGGATGGCCGCGCGGCGCATCCCCACGGTCTGACGCATCGAGGAGGTGATGCGTGCGGGGCGCTTGTAGGTCTGCTCCTGCCGCATCTGCGTGAGCAATTCCGCGAAGCGGCTGGACCTCAGACGCTCCTGCCAGTTGATGATGGCCGTGCCGTACTCCTCAATCGCACGGCGGAAGTTGCCGGGAGTGAAGCCACGAGAAGCAGACGGGTTCTCGTCCATCTCCTTCTGGATCTCCTTCATCTCCTCACGCGCCTCGTCAATCTCCCCCGGCGTGGGGTCCTCGTCGGGATCGAGGAACCCATTTTCAATAGCCTCCTCGCGAGCCCTTTCGGCCTTCCTCTGGTCGCCGCCCGCGCCCGCACCGCACTCGCCGCCGAAGCCGCCCGCAGCCTCTGGGTCTGCGCCGCCACCGGGCTGCGGCTGGCCTTGGCCCTCACCGGGCTGACCTTCTCCGGGCTGACCGGGCTGTCCAGGCTGGGGCTGACCGGGCTGGGGCTGACCCTCTCCAGGCTGCCCAGGCTGGCCCTCGCCGTCGCCCTCGTCGTCGCCGTCCCCTTCTCCGGGCTCGCCGTCTCCGTCGCCGTCGTCGTCTCCGGGCTCACCGCCCTCCGGGCTTTCCTGGCCGTCGTCGCCTTCGTCGTCGCCCCCCGGGCCTTCCTGGCCTTCTTCTTCTTCGCCGTCGCCGGTCCAGGGGTCGAGGTCGGTGTTTTCCGCGCTGAAAGTCGCCATGGTGTCCTCCGTGCTGGGGTGTCAGCCTCTTGACCTTAGCTAACCCTAGCTAAGGTGTCAACCCCGCGCGTCAAATTGGTTCGTATTCCACGATCTGACGCCCCTGCACGTCGGGCCGCGTGGCCTTGACGACGACGCACCGCTTGCCCTTGTTGGGCCCACTGCGCGGCTTCACCTCATCTCCAACTTCGTAGACCCGGGGCTTGTCGTCCTGTCCCGGTGGGGGAGGAGGCGGCGGGGCACCGCCCTCATTCTGGCGCTGCTCGATCGCGTAGTAGACCTCTGCCGTTGCTGCGGGACCCTCAGAGGGCGCACCGATCTGCTCAGGGAAGAGAGCCCAACTCGGCATATCGAGAGGAATGACGCTGCCATCCGGCTTCGTGTACGTGAGGTTCCGAAGGCCCTTGTTGATCTCGCGGTCGCCCGCGCAATTCCACAGAGAGCCGCCAGCAGCGGCCATCGCGTTCCGGTTACCGCGACGTTCACCGTGGTCGAGGATGATGTGCCCCACCTCGTGCATCACGCCGACGATCAGTTCTCTGGGCGTGAGCTGTAGGTCCGTCCGACCCATGACGAAATCAGCGTTGTAGTAGAAGACCATCGTTGTGTGATCTACGGCGAGCGTCTTGTATACCGACGTTTCGATGTAGCGGAAGAGGTCGAGCATCGGCCCAACCGTTGGGCACACGCCGTCCTTGACCAAAAGAATCGCCGCTTGAAGCCGGTTCCAGGCTTCCTCGTCCTTGTAACCACCGTTGTAGACCTTGGGCATACGTCCTCCTGCCAGACCGGCACCTTAGCTAACCGTAGCTAAGGCGTCAAGCGGAATGCCTGCGAGCCGCGCCGAGTCTGCTGCGTCAGGAAGCTGATCGCGCGTTGCAGTGCTGCCTTCTTGATGGCTTCCGATTCCGGCAGTCCGTCGAGGCGCAGGTTCCTCGGGCCGAACTTCAGCACTTCCATGCCCACCTCGGGGTTGCCGCTTCCCACCTTGATCAAGATGCGCGCGAGGCTTTCAATCAGGAGGAAGTTGCGCGCACGCCGCCTCTGGTCGTCGCTCGCATTCTCGCGGAAGAAGTCTGCGAAAAGCGTCAGGGTCGGGTTATCGAAGCGGCCCAGAGCGCCCAGGATGATGGGGCGCGTCACGCTGGAAGAACCAGACAGCGAGGCGTACACACGATTGTCGGAGCCGTCGAATGGGGCACCCAAGCAGCGGTAGAGGCTATCGCCGTGGTCGAGGTCCAGCGGCACGACGAGGTATTGCAGCTTCTGCCCCGAACGCACCGCCAGCACGCTACTCGGCTGCGTAACCTGATCGGGCACGCTGCCATCGAAGTAGATACGCGGGAGCGCCATCGTGGGGATGAACTCGTAGCTCGCTCCGTCGTCCGTCGCAGCAATCGGCACGTTGAGAGCCACGCCGCCGAGCGGGTTGGAGCGCCACACGACCTGTTCCTGAATCAGTCGCGATACATCGGGCTCCCTGCCCTGGCGCTGCTCAAATTCAAGGATCTCGGTCACGCGCCGGAACACTGCGGCCATCTCGGCAGAAGGCATGTGGCCCCGGAACACCACCATGTACTTCTGGTTCGCCAAAGAGCCTGTACCCGTCTTCAGCGGCTCCCCGGCGAAGCGGAAGGCAATGCGGCACTCGCTCGTGGCGGGCATGGTGTCAGGCCCGAACGCAGCGAAGCGCGGGTCACTGAACTGCGGCGCGTAGATCACACCGGGCTTCACCTCCCCCAACTCAGGGAGCTTCGGCGCGGGAATCACAAGCTGGTCGATGGATACGTCGTTGGCCGTGCGCTTCGGTGACGGAAGCATCCGGTAGCGCAGACCGTCCTCGTGGTAGACCCCGGTCGGAGTCGCAGACTTCAGGGACTTGAAGAAGTCTCCCGATTCGTTGTTGATCGGAGTCAGCGTTGACCACTGAACCGGCTTGCCTTCCTGCACATCTCCGGCAGGGAGCGCACGACGGAAGTAGGACGCGAACACCGGCTCCTTGGACGCAGCCGTGGCCTTCGTCCCGGCATCCTCCTCTTCGGGAGCCTCCAACCCGGCTGCGCGCGTCTCAAAGCCCAGGAGGTCCAGCGCAAGGTGCGCGGCACAGTTGCTCATGCGCGGGATCATGGATCCGAGCCC